TGAGATGATGCGCCTTGATGAGCTTCACGCTCTGCGTAATCAAGTGGGCTTTGTGATGTTCAGCCGTCACGATGGCAAGCTGTTAGACCCTAACGCAGTGGCCGTGCTGCAAATGGCTTAATTATGAAAGTCATTGTAACCAAGGGTGTAATCACAAGTGAGGGCACCTTCCAAAAAGGGGCAGAAGCCGAGGTCAGCGATGGCCTCGGCACCTCCTTAATAAACTCAGGACAAGCTAAGAAGGTCAAATCCTATGGCACTGGAGAGGGTACTTCAACTGGAGGAGGACAGCCGACTGAAGGTAAGAAGGGTAAGCGCACCCGCTCAACAACCCGTCACAAGGACGGAAGTGGCCCAGCATCTTAACTTAGACGCTGACCAGGAGCAGGCTGACGGCCCTTTGCTTGATAGGCTTATCAAGGCAGCCACCAGTTGGTGCGAGGAGTACCTTAGCAGGCAGCTAATCACAGCCACCTATGCTAACTTCTACAACATATTCAGCGAGCCGCTCCAAGTCTATTACCCACCAGTCCAGAGCATTGCCTTCTTAGAGTATAAGAATGACCAAGGCACTGTTAAGGCAGTTCCGGCCATTGACTTTGTCTTTGACAACACAGTTGACCCGGCTGAAATAAGTTTAGCTGCGGGTAAGACATGGCCAAGCAGCCTTGAGGATGAGGTGAATGTTATTGAGGCTCAGGCAGTTTGTGGGTACGGTGATAATCCAGATGACATACCTGAGGACATCCGCGTTGCTATTCTAATGAAGGTTGCGGGAATGTACGAAAATCGGACAGCAGGCAAAGAGACGGAAGTGAGTGCTGCTGAAAACCTCTTAAAACCGTACCGCGTGCGGCTATTTTGATATGGCAGACAAAGTTGGAAGGCTTGACCGTGTTATAACCCTTCAAAAGCGAGCCGTAAGCCAAAACGCTTTCGGTGAAAAGGTTGACACATTCAGCGATGACCAGAACATGAGGGCTGAGCTTGTAGAGTTTGAGGGCGGTGGTGAAGATTATGAAGCAAAGCAAGAAACAGCAGTCACTGAGCTTGTTTTCCGTGTCCGTTACAAAGAAAAATTGAATGAAGAGGACTTTAGGATCAAGCACAACGGTAAGGTTTTCAACATCAAGCGAGTGATGGAGGACTTGGAGGGGTACAGAAGGCAATATATGAAAATTATTTGCGATGCCCGCTAAGACAAAAGCCAGAGTTGAGGGAATAGATGACGTTAAGAAGCGCCTTAAAGATGTGCAGCGAAACAGCTATCGCAAAAGCACGATTGTAAGCGCTGCAAAGAAGTCAGGCGATCCGATGGTAAATGAAATGAAAAAGAACCTCGCATCTGTGCCTGTTGACCGATCCAGAGCGCTTGCCAAACTTATAGGTAAAAAGCGCATCAGCCGTAAATATGATGGTGACGAGTTCCCAGGTGCCTTTATTGGGTTGAAAAATAAAAACAAGTTTACCGTGCCAGCTTCCGGTGGCGCTTTGAACATATACTGGATTGAGTTTGGAACGGATCAAAGAAAAACAAAATCAGGCAGAGAAACCGGAAGAATAAAAGCTTTTGCTCCGTTACGTCAAGCTATTAAAGCAACGGTGAGGCCCGCCAATCGGAACTTTGTTAATAAATTGATTGAATCAGTCAATGAGCGTATAAACAAAAACAGGCTATGAATTACGGGAAGGTCATATTTAGCTTGCTCAGCAACAGCACGGACGTGACGGCTATTGTAGGCCAGAACATCTACCCTGTTCGCTCTGCCAATCAAACGCCTTTCCCTTATGTAGTTTACAGCCAGGTAGCAAATGAGCCTCAGAACGTCAAACAAAAACAAACGCCCGTTGATATAGCCAGCTTCCAGCTTGATTGTTATGCACGCAACCACACCACAGCCGCTGAATTGAGCGAAAAAGTCAGGACAGCACTGGATAAACAGAGCGGCACAATAGCAGGGCAGGAGGTAGCAGGCACCAGCTTCCAATCCTCTGACTTTGCGTTTGATGAGGATCAGGACGTTCAAAGGGTGATTGTAGAAGTTGACCTATTCATACAAAGGAATTGATATGACCGTACAAGGCGCAGAGTTCAAAGACAAAAATGTTCAGGTGACGCTGACCCAGGACGTTAAGTGGGGCAGTACAACCTACCTGGCAGGCAAGGTAATTACACCAGACCGTGAGTTTCTGGACTACCTGATTGCAGGTGGGCTTGTGGAGGAATACGGTAGCAAATATGGCGAACACCCGCCAGACATCAGGACAAGATCAATCGACACAGGCAAAAATGAATAACTATGGCAGTCAATAACGCTAATGTAATATCGCTCTTTTTGGATGGCACCAAGGTAGCTGTTGCCACGTCCCACACGCTTTCTTTTGAGCGGGAGACAATCGAGACAACTTCCAAAGATGACGGCACTACCGCAACCTTTATCCCTGGAAAGAAAACAGCAACGGTTTCCGTGGAAGGGTACGTTGACCCTGCGGCTTCGAATGAGGCTGAAACGTTCAGCGGTGAATTGCAGATCACGGGTGATATTACAGTGGCCTAAGCTTCATTTTAGCGGGTTCCCTTTCCTCCCGCATCGTAGGTACGCCCTGCGGTGTGGAGGATTGGGTTTTTAATTAATAAAAAACGGGGGAAAGTATGCAAATTACAATTAATGAAACAACTTACAGCGCTACCTTCAACTTTAACGCTTTGGATAAGCTCATGGAGGACGCAGGTATTGAAAAGTTTAGCGAGCTGGGTACCATCTTAGGCCAGGATGAAGATGAGGTCAGCCGCACAACGATTGGCAACTATGCCAAGCTGGTGCTTTATGGGATCCAGGAGCATAACCGCATCAATAAAGAGGAGGATGAGCCGGACTTGGCTGACCTCAAACCCATGCTAATCAGCAACCCTGACCTGCTTGAGCAGGTAGCCAACGAGCTACAAAAGGCCCTGCCACAAGGCGAGGAAGAAGAAGGAGGTGGTGCTGAAAAAAAGAAGAAGAGCCAACAAAAGAGCAGCTCAAAGGGCAGTTCCTCGGAATCTTAGGCATCAGGGACTTTCCTGAATGGTCATTGCGCATGCTTATAAATGCCTTGACAGAGTACAAAAACTTCTGCTACGAGCGTGACAAAGTGAGTTGGGAACAGAGCCGCATGATAACGCAAAGCATCATTGCAACCAGTCAAGCCAAAGAGCAAGGCAAACGACAAATGATGAAGCAGCTCAAATTCCCCTGGGACACAGAAGGTGAGCAAGGTCAGGGGCTTACAAAAGAACAGATGGAGGAAATGAAGCGAATATCTGAGCAATACCACGGCAGAAAATTCAAGGAATAGATGGCAAGCCTTAGCGACATAACCGTTGCGATAAGCACCAACATCAGCAACTTCCAGAAAGGGCTTGACCGTGCCCAGCGTAAGCTACAAAAGGCAGGCAAAGGCTTCAAAGAGGCAGGCACAACAATGAGCCAGAGCCTCACGCTGCCGCTGGCTGCCGCTGGTGCTGCTGCTGTTAAGGTGGCCTCAGATTTTGAGGACGCAATGGTAGAGATTGAAAAAGTGACCAGCTCCGCAACCGCTGATGAGCTTAGGAGCAGCATAAAGGCAATGGCCGCTGAAATACCACTTGCTCAGTCGGAGCTTGCTGGATTAGCCGCTGATGCTGCACGCTTTGGCATTTCAGGCCCAAAGGCGATTGAAAAGTTTACACGGACTGCTGCTAAGATGGCTACTGCCACTGAGCTATCAACACAAGAAGCAAGTGAAAGCCTCGCAAAGCTGGCTGAGGTAACAGACACGCCTGTGTCTAAGATGGAAAACCTTGGTAGCGCTGTCAACTCCCTTAGTAACACGGCAGGCACATCCTCTCAGGAGATTGTTGATAACATGCTGCGGGCATCCAAGGGCCTGAGCGCTTTGGGTGTTAATCAAAAAGAAATGGCTGGCCTTGCTGCCACGCTTAATGAGGTCAGCCCCAGCGCCACCAACGCAGGAACGCAACTGAACAGGCTATCAAGCCAACTGCTTGACCCCCGCATTGTCAAGGAGCTTAGCAATATCTTGGGCATGACCTCCGCAGAGTTCAATGAGCTTAGAAAGAACAGCCCTGTTAAGCTGATGCAAAAACTGGCCTCAAGCTTTAGCAATGGTGGCCAGCAAGCAAGGAAGCTGAGGGCTGCGCTATCTGAGCAGAGTGTGAAGGCTGTATCAGGATTAGCGCAAAACATAGGCGGACTTTCACGCAACCTTGACACCAGCAGCACAGCTTTCAGGCAAAACACCTCGCTAAGCAATGAGGCTGAAAAGGCTTACTCAAAGTTTAGCAGCCAGCTCCAGATGGCGCTCAATCGCCTCAGGAATGTAGCAATCACAATCGGAAACAAGTTGATGCCCTTCGTTTTAGATTTGGTTGGTGTTATTGAACGCGGCATTTCAGCTTTCTCAAGCTTATCCAGCAGGATGCAGGATATTATCATTGTAGGCGCAGGCATAGCAGCAGCCCTTGGGCCTGTGTTATTCATATTCGGATTTTTTGTGTCAAGCGTTTTGCCTGGCTTGATTTCAGCTTTGTCCGCTGTGGCAGGTGCTTTTGGTGTGTTATTCAGCCCGATAGGTGCTATTGGTGCAGCCTTAGCGGGTGCGGCTGCCTTGATTATCCAGAACTGG